ATGCTCTAGAAACAGCTGACTACAACAGCTTCAAAAACTTGATTGCATCTGAGAGGTGGTGCGCTGAAGTCAAATTACCTGACAATTTTAATACTATTTATGATGAAATAAATCAAGTATTTCCTGTATTACCAACTAGACTCAAATATCTTTTATATATACCTAAATTGGATGAAGTAGGTATACTCAATGCATTCACAAAAGCAATGGAACACATAGCGTTATGGCAAATGACATTGTTTTTTCAGAAAGATGTTGACAAACTTCGTTATTTGTCTAAAGCACAAAAGACAGCTGAATTGAGAAAGCGTGCTGAAACTAGGAAAGCTAAAAGAGAATTGTCAGGTAGAGGAGATATTAGTTTCCCATATATGGATCGCAATGTACAGATTGTGAACCAAACCATTGAATTCCTGTCAAAAATGTCAGATGATTCGGAAATAACATCTGCGTTAGAAAACAAAATAAATGCATTTGTATTGGACCCATCCCTTGTCAAAGATTTGAATGTTATGTTAACGCAAAGAGGATACGCTAACATCACTTTACCTGTCATACAGTCAGTTCTTAGAGAATTGTGCAAATACAACGGATTTAAGTATGCTGTACACTGTTGTGATGTCATGGAAAGAATTATATCTCTTTGTGCATCAAAAGTGGGAGAAGCAACACTGGGATTTCGCACTACACAAATAACGAATCAGATGGTATATGTTAGTTTTGAAGGAACTGCTAACAATTTTTCTGGGTCTGCTATGTTATTTGCTAGAAAAAATGAAATGAACAACTCACTCGGTCCGAAAGTTACAGCATGCAATAGGCAAGGTTGGACGCAAATACCAAATTCAGATTATTACGGAAGCCACAGTTTTTCCATCAACAATTTGTCTATTGAACAACAAACATCTACCATAGGCTATATCCTAGATAATGTTATCTCAGAATTGCAAACAAATATGCTAATTCCATTGTCAAACATTATCAACTTCAATGACAATGATGTAAAAGATGTTTTCTCTACCAATACAGGATTTTATACTATGTTAGCTCTTGGTAGTTCAAAGAAACAGGGAACAATACCATTATCTACACGATACAGCACTTCGAATTTGATTGGTCTGTACCATTTAAACGAACTTGGAGAAAAGGTATCACAACCAGCATCATGTTCTTTTGATCATTATATGATTGATCAAATAACATCACATTTCAGAACACATTTTTCAAATGGGTTTAGAGATTATTTACATGCTATCACAAGAGGTACAGCAAACATGCTTCTGTACGGTGAGAAAAATGTTAAAGATTGGAAATTAAAGAAGATATTCGGCAATGGATTCAATTACAGTTGTCAAGCAAGCGTGAACGAATGGTTTAAAGCTTATCAACAATCTCGTGATATTGCAAATTATCGTGATGCAAAAATAGTAGTCGGCAATAAAGTAGAAGAAGCTGCAGATAAACTCAGGAACAATAGACATTTAATGAATTGTATTGGTGAACCAATTGGTACACATGGCATCAGAGGTTATGGACTAACAAAACATGATAGATCTGGAGAATACGACAAGGTTAGAGTTCCTAAACGAACAATCACTGATTTGGAATCTTATATAGATCCAGCAAACAAAATCTCAGGTACACTTGATGTGGATAATGAAGTAAGATTATTTACAAGCATTTACACTCAACAATTACCTTATCCCAGTGTTTCAAACACAACCGTCTCAATAGGTACAAAAATGGTTATCAAAGACAGAGCTATAACAAAAGATGGTGTGTTGAGTAAATTAACATTATACACAGGTCTATCTGCAGAAATGAATACATC